TGAGGATAACACCCCTGATGATGGTTATGAACCAGGTGACCGCTTGTACAATCGATCATCTGGAACCTTATATTTGGGTGACTACGAGTACAATGGTTTGCAATCTGACGATTCCACTTATAGCGGAAGCGTGGAAAAATCAAATAGGTCATGGAACAGCCTTGACAAAGAGTCTGTAGGCACTCCTGACTGGACAAACCAAAGGACTAGAGGTTCAGGTAAAAGGTCTCGAAGGAAACCAAGTTGTGCTATCAAAACAATTGAATGTGCAACTGAAACTGAACCTAAAGTTGTGGAAAGTACTCCTAAGAAGATTGTTGAAAGTGCGTCTGCCGAAGAAGCTGAGTCAAATGAACCAAGTTCAGCAGACGTCAAAGAAAAAGAGAAAATGGTGGAAAGAGCACAAGCCCTTGACAAAGGAAAGGAAAAAGTGCGGCCACCAAAGCCACTTGACACACCTGAAGCCATTGAGCTCAAGAGACAAATGGCAGAGATTCAACGAAAGTTGCAGGTGATCAAGGGAGAAAATCCGAAGAAGAAACTCCCTTCCCCAACCGAGACGGAGATTGAAATTGAAACCCCCGTCACACGGAATTTTGTCAAGCAGGAGGTCGCCAGGCCCTCCGGCAGCTCAAAAGCCTCGCCCAGTACCGCTTCACGGAAAGATGCCCAATTGATGCGGAACTTTATGAAGTTGGCACTACGGACTGTATCTTCCAGGAATGCGGGGCAAGCCCCACGAAGCAGTGGGTCAGAGACGCGATCCTAGAATGTCCGGAGCTGGAACAGTGGAGCTGGCCTCCACGTACCTCTGATGCTATTTTAAATACGCTCAAGTACTATTGTTCTAGCCGTCTTGTGGGTGAAATTCCCACAGAAGATGAACTTGTGCCAATTATCAATGAAGCTTGCGACAGATGGCCAACATCGTCAGTACCTGAATGGTGTTCCGGTCCCGACATTAACTACACGCTTCTGCGTGAAGAAATTGTTGAGGCAATGGAAGATGTAAACAAGTCTGCTGGTCCAGGTGTCCCGTTGTCTTGTCTTGCGACAGACAACGGAAGATTATTTGAGTTACACCCTCAACTAGTCGTTGACGCTGTGTGCCAAAGAATTGAGAACATTGATGCCGTCGATTTCGAAATTTATTTCGATCTCGAACCTGAAGAATTGGTGGAAATGGACTTGAAGGATGTTGAGAAAACATTCGCCAAGAAAGAACCACATACCCTTGAGAAATT